ATAAAGGGGTGGGGCTGACACCTCACGGAAGGATTTTTGGCGGGGGATCACCAATGCCAGCCCCATAAATTCTATAGTCCCGATTTTAACTGAAAAAAGCGCAATAAGTGAAAAAAGCACTTTAATCCCTTTTGCAGCTCATCTTCTGGGATTTCGCACAACTTCACTTCATTAGTTAAGCCGTTTACAAACATAATTCCGCATCTAGCACCCTCTAAACCAAGCAATTCTCGGTAGGCTGCCATTTGCATGATATGCTCATCGTATGGAACGATCTTTTCCAAAGGGACTTCTTTAGTCTTAAAATCTACAACTACGCCTGGCACACCCTTAATCTTGTCTGCTTTAGCGTATAAATCCACTTTGCCACCAAACTTTAATTCTGTATGGCTTGCACTAACTTCAGGAAGCCATGCTCTAGCCCCATAAGCGGCTTGTAAGGCGTTTTCTACGTTACGGCAATAGGTAGGTACTGATTCCAGCAAAATGCCGTCAAAGAAGCTCTCAATGATGTTGTGAATGGCAGTTCCCCTTGCCGCAGCATCTTTTCCTTGCGCCCTTGAATCGCTTAATACACGACTAAGCCAATCTTTTTCTTCTTCACCATCTAGGCGAGGTAATGTAAGTGCAGCGAGGATGGCTTGTTCTTGTTTCCATCTGTCAAGTCCTGGCTTTGCTGCAACTCCAATGACTGTGGTAACGCTGGGCAATAAACCGAGTTTCTTGGCATCTCGTAAGGTTGTCGCTCTTTGTTTTCCGTTTGCACCGATGATTTCGTAGGCGCAATTGCCTGATTCGTCATACCAATGCCCACTTTCACTTTGACTGTCCTTTATTAGCACTTTTTCTTCCCCTTTTTGGTTTTACTTCATCCGTGTTTATATCGTACACAACTTCTAAAGGTGCATCTGGAATTATTGCTGCTTCATATTGTGCTGGGATTTCTTGACCGCACCAATCTGATGGCGATTTATTAACCACAACAGGATTGAGCTTACAAGCACCAAGCATATCATTTTGCATAAATACATAAAATTTACAGTTTTTGCAGGCCATTAAATGCCCTTAGAGTAGTTAGTAATTCTCATGCTATCTTCTTGAAATACGCATAAGTCTGCTGCAACAAGCAAAACCGCCTTAATGACTGATGCTAAATCTTCCGGTCTAAAACTAATGAGTTGTTGTTCTTCATCAACATTGACCCCCATCCATACTTTTTCCGTGTATTTAGTTTCAATAATGTCTTTAATTTGGTTCTGCATAACTATCTCCTTTTAAAATCTCTTTATGTCTTTGTTTATGACAGGGTTGGCATAACCATACGATTTCCAAGGGAAGGTCGTAGGATTCGTGATGTGCAAGAGTTTTCTCAGAAGAACACCGTGCGCATGGCTGCTGAACAAGATTCCCGTTGCGGATAGCTCTTGCAACTGCGTTATGACACTTCGTGCGTCTTGAATCTGTTTCTCGCCACATTTTTGTTTGCTCTTTTTGGAGTGCAATTCTGTGCGGTTCTTTTGCCCTTTTTCTATCATATTCTCTGACTTTCTTTAAGTTTTTTGCCCTATGGTTATTTGCATCTACTTTTGCACAGTCTTTGCATTTTCCAAGATAACCATCAGCCATTCCTAAATGTTTGTAGAAACTAGCTAATGGTTTTTCTTTATTACATTTAAAACAAGTTTTCATGGCAATCTCCTTTATGCCATTATACCCATTTTAATTTAAAACGGAACACTATCATCAATAAAAGGCTCAGATTTAGGTAGCTCATCCGATCCAGCAGCTTTAAATCCCATAGGCAGTTTTTCTTTGCCAATTGAAACACTAAAGAATTTACCTTTTGTACCTTCTTTAACCCAAGCTGACAAATAATGTTCTTTGTTATTAACCATTATTGAGCCTGTGTAATCAGGATGATTGTCTGTAGTTTTGCGGTCATTTTTAAATAAAGAACCACTACCTTCTTTTGGTACATAAGCCATTAGATTTCCTTTGCTTTTACTACTGGTTTAGGTGACGAAGCGGCATTACCGTCATCGTCTGCTTGTACTACTCCAACTACTGCTGCTAATGCGTATCTACGCATATAGGTTAGTGCTGACCCAGCGCCTTGTGCATCAGGCTTTGTGACCGGTACAGACATTAGGTAACTCATATACTCGCCAGACGAATGAGTGAGTACGGTATTGAGTGACATTGTTCCATCCACAAACTCGCCAGGGAATTGCATAACAGCGAGGCCGTTTTCAGCCAATAGACTGCGGCAAGCATCCCACACAGACTCAAGGTCAGCATACTTAGACTTGAAAAACGGATTTGCTGAATCTTTTTTTGCATGGGTCAGTTTCCCTTGAACGATTGATAAAGCGGTGGCTAATTTAGCGATTGACTCTGATTGATTCATTTTTGACCCCTAATTGATGGAAAAGACTCAAGAGGATTGCCAAAAATTTCTCCAAAGCTATTAATAACATCACGCAATACAGGATTAACTTGTGCGTTGCGTGGCTTACCACACGCTTGACGTATGCAGTCAACTTGTTCTTGCGACATAAATTCATTGCTGAACTCCATGTCATCTAAAGCCTTTTCCAAAAATTCTTCATGCTCTAACATCAGTTGGTGTAATTCACCCATCTAAATTCCCCTTAGATACATAGCGAAATTGCTATAAAAGAATCTTAAACCATGTTTTAAAGAAAAGCAACAACTGTTGCAAAAATAATACTTTAGGTTTAAACTTTAGTTTATGAGCCTAAAACTAACACCTCACCAAATGATTGAATTGCTTGGGGGCGTAAAAAAAGTAAGCAAAAAATTCAATATTTCTGTGCAAGCCGTGTATAAATGGCAAAAAGAAAATGAAATACCAGCAGAAAAACTTATGATGTTGGCAGCTTTGATTGAAAAAGAATCTTATGGATTGGTAACAAGAAAAGATATGTTTCCAAATCATTGGTCATGGATATGGCCTGAACTGCTGCTAAAAAACAACACATGAAAATTTATAATCCAGAACAAATTGCTATTTTGTTAAAAATAGGACTTGATCCAAATGTTGAATATTTTTATAAAAATGATAAAAAAAAGCATTTTTATAACAATTCTTTATATCCATTAGCTTTAAAAATTAGATCAATTACAAGTTATGCCTGTAAAAAACCTTATAAAAATAAATCTAACAGTTTTAAATATTTAGGTTGTGTTTATGATGTTTTCAAAATTCATATTGAAAAACAATTTTTACCAGGAATGTCATGGGAAAATTATGGTTTATGGCATATAGATCACATTGTTCCTATTTCAATAGCAAAATCTGAAGAAGAAATGCTTGTTTTTGGTAAATTTACAAATTTGCGACCAATGTGGGCAAAAGAAAATATTTCAAAAAAGAACAAAAAATTATATTTATTATGAACAGAGAAGAAATGTTACTTAAAATGCTTGCAAGAGCAGACGAAGAAATTAAACAATTACAATACAGAACTGATTTTTTAACAAAAGAATTATCTCAACTTAGAGAACGATTAAATTATATGGATCATCAAGTTTATGGGGGATCAACAAAATGAAAATTGACGTAAAAATCATTAAGGAAAACGAAGATGGATCAGCCAACGCTCAAGTTGACTTTGACAAAGAAGGACTTGAAACCCTTGTCCAATGGGGTCTTGTTGGTATCCTTACCAAAGCAATTGATGAATATCGAATTAAACCCGAAGAAGCTGAGACTGTTATTCAGCCAAAAAGAACTAAAAAACAAAAATAAGTAGTAAAATCTATGGGATGGCTAGTAGTGGATGCTACGAAAGACTGATTAGTCACCAGTTTGCCTATCCCACCTAAATGACTAACCTTTTGACAAAGGATGCAATATGTTGAAGTTTCCGCCTCAAGATGGCATTGAAATATATCCATCAAAATCTGGTCTTATATGTTTAGAACAAGACTCCCATGAATTTGGTAAAAAAGTACAAGTTTTTCTTACTATTGGGCAATTAAGATCATTAGTTAAACATTCAAACTCTTTAATAGTTAAGGCTGAAGAAGCTAAAAAGGAGTGGGAAAATGAAACTAACTCCTAAAAATTGGGTAAATTTTCAGCACTACAAACATCGTAGTCCGCCTTGGATAAAACTTCATAGAAATTTGCTTGATGATATGCACTATCAACGCTTGCCTGTTGCTAGCAAAGCTCTAGCACCAATGCTTTGGTTGCTTGCAAGTGAGTCTCAAACTGGAACTATTGATACTTCTACAGAAGAAATAGCATTTCGCCTAAGAATGACAGAAAAAGATGTGTTAGATGCCATCAAACCTTTATTGGATATGGGTTTCTTTATTGATGATGACAACGTGCTAGCAGAGTGCTTGCAAGATGCTACGTCAGAGACAAAGAAGAGAAGAGTAGAGACAAAGAAAGAGACAGAGACAGAAGCACCTAAAGGTGTCGATGTGTCTTTATGGAATGATTATTTAAAAGTCCGTAAAGCTGCCAAAAAGCCTCTTACAAACACGGCTTTGAAAGGTTTGATACGAGAGGCTGAAAAAGCTAAAATAACTCTCTCAGATGCCCTGCAAACTTGTTGTGAGCGAAGCTGGGTAGGATTTAAAGCTGAGTGGATTGAAAAACCCATAACTACGCAAGATAGACCAAATCAAAAGTGGGATGCGACCCTTGCTGGAATTATGGCGAAAGGAAAAGAACTTGGAATTGAAGCTAGACCTGGCGAAACCGAAGGACAGTATAGAGAACGAGTCAGATCAGGCAGAGCATAAGCATAGATGCGCTGTAAGATATTTGTTGCACCTACGCCACACAAAAGGATTAAGTTGGTTTAGGAACTACATTACAGACAAAAACTTTAGTAAAGTAGTATTTGATGACTTTTATAAACAATGGAAATTAGGTAACAAGGGGGAATGGAAATGCTGGAAAAATACATTGTTGGGGCAACAGGGATTGGGTATTTGATCACCGGAGTTTTACAGTTTCAAAAAGGGGCTACAGCTAATTCTATTATTTGGATTGGCTATGCTATTGGGCAAACTGGATTGTGGTTAAACCTTA